CAGATGATGATGAGTGGATAACCAAGAACGAAGAGATTGAAAAAGTAGAAGCACAGGAGATATAGGTGAGCATTAAAGACGAGCCGTGGTTTAACGACCCGTTTAATTGGTATGAAGAGCAAGGACGCCCAGAAATTGTAGGTATAAAAGTAACAGATAATGTTGCACTTGATTTTCTTCAAGCACTATACCAAATCTATAAACGATTAGAACATAATGATAATAAAAAAGCAATGGAAGATGCTAAGCAGTTAGCAATACTCTTACTAGCTAGTGCATTTGATTATGCTGAAGAAGCAATAGATGAATTAATTATACACGAAGTAGCAAGTACAGATATAGACGCTGCATTTGCAGAGATGATAGAGGAACAAAATGACTAGACGTAATCCATATACAGTAATCGGTACGCACTGTGAGTACGAAGTTAATTCAGCTCACGATCTAATGAAGCAAGCTGGACTTGATTGGAAGGTTACATTAGAAAATGTATTTATTAATGCAACTGATCCACTCGAAGTACCAGATAGATATGCAACAGTTAAGTGGACTAATGCAGGAGTTGAACCACTAGCAGTAGTAGGTTCACGATACAAAGTACTACAGAATGATGAGATCTTCTCATGCCTTGATGACATCGTTAACAACAGCGATGCACGTTACGGTGCAGCAGGTGAACTCAAAGGTGGCAACGTAGTATGGGCAACCATTGAACTACCAGCTAACATTACAGTTGGCGATGATCCACACAATGCATATGTAATTGCACGTACATCACACGATGGTAGTATGCCATTCCAAATGACACCAGTTGTTAATCGATTGAGCTGTACTAATCAGATTAATGCAGCCATGATGAGTGGTAAAGCTAAAGGTATTTACTACCGTGTTAAGCACAGCCCTAACAGTAGTATTAACCCAGATGATATCAGAAAAGCATTCAAGATTATGAATGAAGATATTCAGAAGTATGCAACGGTATCATCATACCTACGTTCAATTGAATTCAGTAACGAAGAGTTCAAGAACTTTATTAAACGAGTGTACCCACTGCCTAGCAAGATTGAGTTCTCACCATATGAGATGCTTAGTGCAGGTGAACGTACATCTAAGACAAGAACAGAACGAAGCAGAGCTAGTGCATGGAACGTATGGATTGGTGAGACAGACACGCAACACAACATTAAGAACACTAAGTTCGGTGCGTTCCAAGCTATAGTAGAAGCAACCGATCACTTCAGTAAAGACTATAGCAAGCAAGCAGGCAAGATGATTCTCGGCACAGACATCGCCGTTAAGTCACGAGCACTACAACTATTAGGAGTAAGCAATGGGTCTTGATATGTACCTAAATGTAAGCGAACGTATTGAACAATACGATTACCAACGAGTTGGATTGGATCTAGTTCGTACAGAAGATTCTAGATACAGTAATGTTATCGAAGCATCAGGCATCAAAGTAAAAGATAATGTAGCATCATCCGTTTCAGTTGAATGGACTGCTATTTACTGGCGTAAAGCTAATCAAATTCACGGATGGTTTGTAGAAAATTGTGGTGATGGAGTAGATGAATGCCAACGTATACCAGTAAGTAGAGATAGATTAGTTGAACTACATAGTATTTGTAGTCAACTAATTGATACAAGATCAACAGAATTAGCTCAAGAATTACTACCACCAACACCAGGATTTTTCTTTGGTGCATATGAGATTGATGAATATTACTGGCGAGACATTGAAGAAACTCATAAGCAACTAACAGAATTGCTTGATGAAATTAAACCAGAAAATTACTGGAACTACAGCATTGAGTACCAAGCATCATGGTAGAACTAACAGAAGATCACTTTGCTATTGATGGATACAAAGCTGAGGTATTACTAAGTGAGGATACATTAGTTTATTTACAAAAGATTAATGAAGTAGTAATGGAAGGGGAAGCTATGTGGTTTAAGAGTTTAGTTACATGTAGGTATGACCCATATACAGGAGATGAATTCTAATGGAATGTTGCACACTAGACATAGAAGAACTATACAAGCAAGAAGACGAAGATGTCTGCGAGTCATGCTATGATCGTATCGAAGCACACATAGAAGACATGATGCTTAGTAGAGCCAAAGAAGATTTCTATGATAGGAACAGACACTATGATTAAAATAAATGGATACGAACTACCAGCACATGTATCTTATTCAGCATTAACAACCTACCTTGACTGCGGTTGGAAGTATTATCTTACACGAGTAGAAAAGTTAATTGAACAACCAACCTGGTACTTAGCAGGTGGTAGTGCAGTACACACAGCTACCGAGATGTATGATAAAGAACTATTTGAAACAGAAGGTAAGTAATGAATAAGTATTGGGAAACAGCATGGGCTGCACAACAAGCAGAACAACTGACAAAAACAGGTGTTGATCAGGCACAATGGAAAGCATCTGGTCGTGCAACCAAAGCTAATCCCAACAAAGAAGATGGTAATTGGTGGAACGTAAATGGTTCAGAGATGGTTGACTCATGGATTACATGGCGTAATGGTACGCACCCACTAACTATGTGGGAAGTACAACCTGGGGTACCAGCAATTGAACTAGGACTTACACCTATCTGGAATGATATACCAGTACAAATGCACATCGACAGAGTTATGATTAATCCTGATGGTGAACTAATTGTATTAGATATCAAGACAGGTGTACGTACCCCATCGTCAGACTTGCAGTTAGCATTCTATGCTGCAGGTATGGAAGAAATGTTAGGCATCCGTCCGCGCTATGGTGCATACTGGATGGCTAGGTCTGGTCAGACTAGTGAATTAATTGACCTAGACTATTTTAATAAGGATGACATCATTGAAATTGTTACTAAGTTTGACACGGCTCGTAAAGCAGAGCTGTTCATACCTAACCTCAATCACTGTATAATGTGTAACGTAAAAGATCAATGCAAATACAAAAGAAAAGGATAACAAGTGTTCGTATCTAAAAAAGAATGGAACTTAATCAACGAAGACATTCGTGAACTTCAAGACGAATTGTTTACTGTACAATATAATCTTAAAAAATTAGTTGATGCAGATAATAAAGCAAAAGCAATGGAAAGACACCCATCTTCACCAAAGAAAAAAACAACAAAGAAAGTAGAAAAGAATGGAAAGTAGTTACGTAGTAAATGTAAAGACCAAAGTAGGTACTATCATTACCGTACGTGGTGCTGATGCTACTGAGTTTGAGAATAACATCAATGCTCTTATTGGTAACGGAGTTAATAACAGCATCGCCGCAATGGAAGAGTTGTTTCTTAACGTGCAACCCAGTCAACCCAGTAGATCAGGAATTGATACAGTGGTTGATGCGCTAGGCGGTACGGTAATTAGTGAGACACCAATCCCAGTAGCAGCACCAACAGCAACCTTCGCACCAGTCGCACCACCAGTAAGCAATACAAGTAATACAGCAGGCACAGCCAGCAGGTCTTGTATTCATGGAGTTATGACTAAGCGTGAAGGCGTAGGACCATACGGACCTTACAAGGCTTACATGTGTCCAACAGCCAAAGGTACACCAGATCAATGTAAAGCTATCTACCTAAAAGCCAACGACCCAGACTACGCTACGTTCTAGTCGCATAGGTTTGACTGGGTAGTGTAGTGGGGAAGGCTACCTACCCAGTCAATTATTTATTGGGAGATAAATGAAAACATTAAGCAGAGCAGTAGGTCGTCCTGACATTGGTGGTGAGCCAATGCCTACAGTATTCAGGACATTCGACACTAACCAAATCGTATTGCGTAGAGCAGAAGTAAGTATGATTGCAGGCACACCAGGTGCAGGTAAGTCAACGCTTGCATTAGCCCTAGCCTTACGTATGCAAGCACCAACGCTATACCTATCAGCAGATACCAATGCTCACACTATGGCTATGCGTTTGTATTCAATGATCACAGGAGTAAGTCAGAGTGAAGCAGAAAAAATCATATCGGAAGACCCAATCAATTCTAGGAATAATCTTGCTCTTGCCAGCCATATTTATTGGAGCTTTGATTCTGCCCCTAGTCTTAGTGATATCGACGACGAAGTTACCGCGATTGAAGAATTACTTGGAGAAGCACCTGCCTTAATTGTTATTGATAACTTGATGGATATCAGCATGGATGGCGGAGAAGAATTCAGTAACATGCGTAGTGCACTTAAAGAACTTAAGTACTTAGCAAGAGATACTAACGCCGCTATTTTAGTATTGCACCATACTCAAGAAGGCTATGTCGGAGAGCCATGTCAACCAAGATCATCCTTGCAAGGCAAGGTAGCACAGTTACCTGCACTTATCCTTACCGTTGGACAAAGCAACGGATTACTAGGTGTAGCTGCAGTTAAGAATAGATACGGTAAAGCAGACCAGACTGGTAAGACACCAGTATGGTTACAGTTTAATCCAGAGTATATGTTTATAGCAGATATGGAGGAGGCGAGATAATGGAACGTATTAACTGGGATACTAATAACACACCAGAATATGATGACGATGATGAGTAAATTTGGTTGGTGTACTGGACACGAAGTAGAACAACAACATGATAAATGCCCAAAAGAATTTGTTAATAACGTAAACGACTATACATTGAAATGTGATTGTGAATGCCATGAGCAAAAGTAAACAAAAAGGTAC